ATGGGCTGACTGCGCTATCGGATACCGTTAAGACTATCAGGGCAGGCCTCTCAGAGGACGAAGCACGTATCCTGACTGTTCTCATTAACCAGCCAGATGACGCCTTCTTGAAAGCCGTACAGTCCCATATGGTGCAGATGGGTGAGGACCTTGGAGGCAGTCAGGTTAGATCTCAAGAACTGCTGGCTAAGGCCAAGGAGTTTAAGGAACTGTGGAAGAAGTGGGGGCAAGAGGAAGTTAAAGAAGGACTCTTGTCCAAGATGGTGGATGGATACTTCCCCGCCCGTCTCCCACAGACGGCTCGGTCTAATCGCATCTGGCGGGATTTCATGGACGGCAGGTTAGGGTTTGGCACTGCGAAAGAGGGCAGTATCGGCCCTCAATTCCTGTCCGATACACTTGAGGCTACGCCTACTTTCCAGAAGGCCAAGTCGTTATCGACAATTCAACAGAGGCTAGCTGCTGGCGTGGCTACTGAATTGGATATTGGTCTTACTAGTATTCGCAGGGGCCTTGAACACAATCGGGCCATGACAACAAGGAAGTTCATCGACTCTATTATCTATGACGATGACATCGTTCGACGGATCGCAGATCCAGAGATCTTGCAAGATCGTCATGCAATGAATATGTGGCGGGAAATTGGCTATGAACCAGTGGTTCTGGATGACTTCCTGATTAAAGCGGATGATGCAATCCCCAAAGCTAATGACCTTGACAGATTCACCAGAATGGCATCTTCTGGCAATGTCCATATGATGCCTACTGCCATTGCTGATAGACTTCGTAAGGCTAATAGGTTCTTCACTGGTGAAGATGAGGCTGGTCAGGTTCTAGAGGGGGTAAAAAAGATCCAGGGACTGTGGAAGGGATATGCCCTATTAAGTCCTGGATATCATCTGCGTAATACCTACTCAAACTACTTTAACAACTGGCTGGGCGGGGTGACAAACCCCAAAAGATATGCCCAGATGATGGCCATCCAAGCTGATGGATCAGAGAACTTACCCCTACTGGCTAGAGAAGCAGTAGAGCTTATACTTGGTGGCCGTGCAAGCATGGATGATGTGTTTATCACCATGAAAGACGGCACTAAGCTGACTGGCAGGCAGCTTAAGAAAGAGATGAGTGACGAAGGTGTCACTAGTACTGGCATGTTTACCAAGGATCTTCTGATCAACGCTGAGCAGGAAGCTATTACCAGCATGGAGAAGGGGATTAAGAAGGCTTCCTTTTCTGGTATGTCCAAGGCCGGTGTTGTTATCTCAAATATGATCAGAGAAGCAAGGGATGCTGGTGGGTTAAGCCTAACTGATGAACATATAGATATTGCATCCCGACTAGCTGATGCAAACGCTAAGACATGGGCTCACCAGACAGGTAGAACTACCGATGAATATGTAGCAGAACATATAAACGCCATTAGATATGGAAGTGAAGCTGATGACATTGGTGGACCTAGGTACTTCCAACGAAGTAAAACAGGCAAGAATGAGCCTTTCATTCCTGCTCCAACACCTAGCACTGTTGACTATGATCATGGTCTGATTGAACTGGATCTGTTCAGATTGTATGAACAGAACCCCAACCCAACAGCAGACATGCTCAGAAAAATAGAAGGTGCACCTACGACCAATGACCTGATGCAGACTAAGAAGACTGCACTTGGCGTTGGTGACGAGGCAGGGTTAGACAGAGCAGCAAAGATGTCTCCCGTTGACCACAGATGGTTAAAAGAGACAGTGCTAACAGCCCGAGAGATGTCGGGTGGTAAAGAGCATTGGTATAAGGAATTTGGCAGTTACCATGCAGGTGAGCTTGGCGATGTGAATATGCCAGAATGGTCTGCTGTAAATGCTATTCTTTCCGGTACTACCAATGTCGAGGATAACCTCAATACCACTTACTTCATCATGAGGAAAGCGAGGGAGGCTCTTAGTCCTGACGGAGTATTTAATAAGGAGCAGTTCCGATCCTCTCTACCTATGAAATTCAAGGGTGAAGATCCTCTGGCATTGGCAGCAAATAGAGAGACCTTTGGTCAGGCTGAGAATATCGTAAGAAACAAATCTGGCGGTACCGTCCATAGTAGTATCGGCGTGGATCAGGCCAAGTTCAAAAAGCTGGTTGACCTGTATGAGAATGGCAATTTCAAGGGCAACTTAAAGACCACTTCGTTTGCTCTTGATCTACAGAACTCATACAAGATGGATGGCTTCTTCCCCTTCGTAGTAGGGGATACTCACATTGCCAGGATCTTTGGCTACGGTTCAAAGAATGCTAAGGGCACTTGGAAGTCTGCTTTCCAAAATGACAAGCAGTATCGGTATGCTCAATACATGATAGCCCGTGCTGCTAAGGATCTGGACATGGGGGCAGATGAAGTCCAAGCTGCTTTATGGCACTACTCCAAGAACATTCTCGCTGCCCCCACTGGCAATGGGCATCTGGGCGATGCCGTTGAGTTTGCTGCCAAGGCAGGCGATGAGGCTGGTACTTTGTCTTCTGCTCGATTGTATTCACAGAATGAACTAGAGAAGCTACATGGCAATGAGTTCTTTTCCACAGAACAGAGCCCATTCAAGGCTCTGGCAGAGAGCAAGGTAGCCTACCGTGGATCCAACAACGTCTTGGAGCAAGGCTGGATTGATGGCGTAAACAGGATCATTGAGGCATCATCCAAGCCCACTCAAGAGATCGTTGGCAAGAACATAAGCCTTGTAGCTGCCAAGGCTTTCCACACTGACTTTATGCGGTCTACTCTTACGAGAGATCGGACCAAGTTCAAGTGGCTGGCTGATCTTGAAGACCCCCTTGGCTTTAAGCACACGGTTCACCATGACGCATTGGGATCTGCTAACGGTCTTGAGCCATCATTCTCTGTCCACATCCGTGGCCTTGAGGATGAGAATGTCATGGGTGCTATCTCTGCCTTGATTGGGGATGGCATGATGAAGGACACCGTGGTGTGGGGACAGCCTCGACGCTTTGCTACCCGTGGTGATGCCTTCAAGTTCGCCAAGGATAACCCTCATGTGCAGGTATGGGATGGCGTCAGCCTAACTAACGACAGTGGCAGGGTGTTCTCAGAGAGACAAGCTGACGACATTGCCAAGGAGATAGGCTTGGAGCTACAGGTTCTCCCCGGCAGGAGTGAGATCAGGTTCATTAACCGCACAGGTACTCCAACTGAGGAGTATTTCAAGAAAATCACACCCAAGTGGATGGCTGATCACGGTCTTAATGGGGGTGATTTCGCACACGTAGGAGGGGATTTTGTCAGAGATGAATACCCAGAAGCAATCGGCACCATCAGGCAGGCCTTGGCTGGGAGAGGACCCGACCCTACCGATCTGGCAGGAAGGATATACGATAACTTCCATGGGAAATACATCGAGTCCTACAAGAAAACGCTTGAAGGAACGTACGGAAAACTCGACCCCATCATCGAAGCCAGAGTCGCCGCCCGCTCCAGCAGAGGACTCGCAGGGGGCCTAGAGCGTAAGCCTGCCAGTGAGATAAATAAGCTGTATCAATCTGGTCCTGGTAGGTCTGCTGGTGAGCGGATGCAGGAGCTTACAGCCAAGAATCCTGATGCTGCCAACATGGGCGGTAAAGCGGCTAATGACATCATCGACCAGATGAAGGCAGGCGATGAATTTGAGTCTACCATGGCGAAGGGACAAGACAACCTGGGTGACTTATTGGCCGACGCTGAGTTCCACGTTGATAACGAAGTCAATCAGGTGGCCAGCGATGCCTTTGATCTAGCTTTTGATATTCGACGGGTACAAATTGTCTCTTCTGAGGTGGTTGATTTTGTCCCCCCGGCTGTGTCTGTGAAAAAGGCGAAGCCTAGTAAGGCAGCAGTAAGTAAGGGTCCGGTTGATATTGGTCATTACCTCCCCGAATCCAGACAGGTTTCTAGGGCTACTCCTGCTCTCAGATCGGAGAAAGCTCTTAAGGACCGTCTAAAGGTAATGGAAGAGGATAAGATTAGCATCCGAAACCTAGGGTTTATATCCCCCCAGGGCGCACACTTAAGGGCTGGCTCTAATGCAACTAACAAGAGTGCCCTTGATGATGGAGCGGTTCAAGTGATAGCACCTGACGATGTGACGGGCGCGACCTCGGCTGCTCGGGCGCAACTGAAGGATACCATTGATTTCCATATGCAAAATGCTCCAACTTCTCAGCAGGTTCAAAGCATAGCTGAGATTGCTCGCACGAGTGAAGTGAACAATTTTGGCGTGGCTATTGGTGACACTTTTCAAACGATGGATCTTAAGCAGCTTCTCTCATGGGCCAGAAATAAACTACCTCAGACTGGGCCAAGAGGTAATCGTGGTGCAGTGTCCTTTGCTGAGGATGGCAAGGCTACCATTGAGCTATTTGAACACGCTGACTTCTCTACAATAGTCCATGAGTTGTCTCATGTATGGCGAAGGCACATAGACCCAGACGCCCTTAAGACCATTGAGTCGTGGGCTGGTGCCAAGGGCGGTAAGTGGAATAGGGCAGCAGAGGAGAAGTTTGCTGGGGGGTTTGAGTCCTATCTTGCCACAGGCAAGGCACCTGTCGCCAACTTGACTGATGTCTTTGCCCGTGGCAAGGATTGGCTGACCAACATCTACTCAGTGATCACCGGTTCTCCCATCAAGGCAAAGATGCCTAAGGAAGTCAAGGACCTGTTCGACGGTATGCTGGGTAAAGATTTGATCGACATAGACGCTGCTCCTGATATGGTTACAAGGGCAGTGAATGCTAGGTCGGCTCCCGGCAATGTCGGTGAGCAGATTGATCACGTTAAAGAATTTCTCGGTAAAAAGTTTGGGCAGCATTCGTGGCATCTAAGATGGAACAGAACCATAGGAAGGGCGATGGAGAGCAATGCTCGTGGGGCTCATTACATAGACAAACGTATTTCTATGGAAGATGCTCGTGCGGCAAGAGAGTCTGTAGATGGGTATTTGTTTGACTATGAAAATGGTCTAACTGATATTGAGCAGAAGTGGATGCGAAGTGTCATCCCGTTTTATACGTGGACAAGATTCAATATCCCTCTTCAGTTCCAGTCTATGTTGTCTGACCCTGGCAGGTATGCCAAGATTCCTAAGTTCCTTGACGCAGTTGAAGATGTGACAAGAGAGTGGAGTGAGATCCCTGAGCAAGACTACTTCAAGGATCTACATGCCGTTCGCCTGCCTATGATCATGAATAGCAAGCCTGTCTACCTTAATCCCAACTTGCCATTCCAGGATATCAATAGAGCTAACTGGCGTGACCTAGTCAGTGGCATGTCTCCTTTCATCAAGGTGTTTGGTGAGTCTCTGCCCAAGAAGGGTTACTCGCTGTTCCTCGATAGGCCTATTGAATCATTCGAGGGTGAACCTAGTGACATCTTACCGTTCATTAGCAAGAAGCAAGAGAATGTCGTCACCACTCTCCTGCCTACGGTGGGCAAAGTAAGCAGACTGATAGCCAAACATAAGGAGGGGGAACTCACCGCCCAGGCTATCAGTGAGTTTCTAGGCGTTAAGCTGATGAATGTTGACCCTCAGAGAACATTACGGTCACAGACTTACGCACGCAGAGAGCTTCTAAGGGCTATGAAGAAGCAGGCAGAGGCAGAGGGTATAGTACTTCCTCCCGCCAAGAGGCGGCGTAAGAGACGGCGTAAGCGCGGGGGCGGGAGCGGGCTAGGAAGTGGGGGTGGACTAGGCTGATGCGATCCTGCCCATAAGCAGGATGAACCATATCACCAGTGTCAGTTTGACCATGAAGAATATAAACTTCCTCTCTCTCACTTTGATCCTACCTCTTTCGCACGATCTTCGTTGTAGCATTTTTCGCACAACCATCTGCCCTCTCGTAGGACATGGTATATCTCGTCAGCCCACTTAGGCGTGACATAGCATTTGTTGCAGACTTCATCTAGCTCTATGAATTTGGGTTCAATCATTCCTGTCCTTCTCTTCTGAAGCTATCCTGTGCATCCAGACTGGGGTGACTGGGCCATGCCAGCCATCGACAACGTTAAACTCAGCATATTCAACAGCATCGTCGTATGGCATCCCGTCTCTCATCATGAGGATTTCAAGGATCTTATCGTAGTCGTAGACAGCTACATCAGGCTGTCCACATCTCATTCCTATGCCAATGAACGCATCCTCCAATCCATCAGCGAGGATGACACCATCAGGGATCTTGTCGATCATCAACAACCTCCTCTTCCTTTGGCGGAGGCATCGCGACCAGAGACAGGGTTACTTGTTGATCACACTCCATGATGTAGGCTTGTTCAACAGCCTGAGCAAAGCCGGCCAGGACCTTGACAAAGGCATCCTCAAGTGGATCAGGCAAGAAGCGGAAGCCTATCCAGAGGATGAAGAAGCCTACCCTTTCATTCCATGGAACTCTCATAGCTCCAACTCTCCGACCTCGCCCGTGGACCTGCGGCTAAGCAGCATCTGGTAATCCTTTCTGAGTGACGCTAATAGGTCTCTGCGGTCACTGTCTGTCAGCTTAAGAAGTTGTCCCGCCATATGCTTCAACTTCTCATAGCGGTCCGTACCGAGTCTCTTACGTACCCAATCAGAATGTTCTAATGGGTTCAGATCCATCTTCCCATGGCATGTCCTGCATTTAGATGAAGCATTGTCAGGATACCAACGAGTATTCCCTCTGGCCCTACCCACATGGTGAGAGCAATCCAAGAAGCCAGGGTCATGCCTGAAGTTCATGCCACAGATCTGACAATTATAGTCATCCCTCTCTCTAACCAACATAGAGAATGCTTTATCTAGGTTAGCCTGCCTGGGACGTTTCTTCTTCTTGGGTTTCTTCTTAGCCATTATAGATCTTAAGGGCTGCCAGTACTACACTGGCACCAGTGAGTCCGCCCAAGAAGCCCCCTATGCCAATCCAGTATGGCCCCAAATCCAAGCCACGTTGAGACTTAATGGTGGGTGCGGTGGTTTCCTTTTGCTGTTGCTTGGGTAGATCGACAGGTGCCTCCTGCATAGGCTCCGATATAACAGGCAGGCTTGATCCGCCATTATCCTGCACCCAGATGCCCAATTCTTTTATCGAGATCTTCTCTTGTTGTGTAAGTTTCATCCTGTTATCACGCAGTACGTAATTTATTCTGTCAATAGATACGCCTGTGATATTGGCAATATCCTCGGGGGTTGAATGCGTAGCCTCCATCAAGGCCTTGATATAACCTCCGCCAACACGATGTGCCATTCTGTGGAATCCAGTAGGACTAGGTGTCTCATCCACAGGGCGAACGTCACCCCGAATCGGATCGACCCAGTCAACCATGACACTATCGAACGTATCCTTAATCTCCTGCTGCGATTGTGTTAGGCCGCGAGTTTTTTCGTGATAGGCTTTCATGCTAAGCGTCCTCGCTTTGCTTATCTCTGGATCAGGCAATCTGCCTTGATCTCTCCAAGTCTTCATCCGTCCTATTAATCTGTGGTTATCTTTGTGCGGATTATCCATTAACTCACGCAGCGCCTCGGGGGTAGTATGTAATGCTGTAGCTAATTCCAACCTTGTGATATTAAGAACCCTTTGAGTGTATTCAATATTCTGTTTGAATGTCCTATTGCGAGGGCGTCTCTTGGTCTTCTTAGCGGTGCCATTCTGCATAGCAACTATCCTTTTGTTTAGGTAGGTCGGTAAGGTTGCGGCTAAACCATGGGCTTCAAATATTCTGATCATACTCCCAGGAACCCCCAGCGAATCGGCCAATTCATCAACTGTTTTGCCGCCAGATTCACGGTACTCTTTCAGACCTTTACCTGTCATTTCTCTCTCTCCGTTATGTTATATTTTTTAGCCACTCCACCGTCTCTAAAGATTTAGATCCTCTGGCGTTGGATGTCATGCTGTTCCATCTAATTCTGACAGTGTCGTCAGTAATAGATAAGACCTCGCCACTACGTTTGATCTCCTCACCATCATTCATAACCATGACCTTGTTAATTCTATCTCCCTCTTTCATGCCAATCTCTTCCTTGGATTAGGGTCCCACTTGGTAAAGCTGGCGAACATCTCTTCTCTCTTCTCTGCCCCAGCAAGAGCCTCGACTACGGATCTATGGAGGAGTTTTATCTGGTATTGTAAGGCTGCCTCAACAGCAGACTGAGGCGTTACCCATAAGTCAGAGTTGTCCATCTGCTGTTGAACCATCTCTAGTGGATGTGTCATGCTATCCATCCATCAAAGCGGGCTGATGCTGCGTTCCATCTAAGTTGTATGTCACCTCGTGGTCCATTCCTCTGCTTGGCTATGATCAAGGTGAGTCTGTCATTGTGTTTGTCATTGGGATGGAGGAAGAACACAGAGTCAGCATCCTGCTCAAGATCTCCCGTCTCTCTCAGGTCAGATAGCCTGGGCCTACGCGCTGCCTCTGTCATTCCTCGTTGCTCATTGGCTCTGGTCAGTTGCGATAGAGCTAGGACGGGGATCTTAAACTCCATAGCCATCTCCTTTAAGCCTCTTGATACCTGCCCTACCTCTTCTCTTCTTGATTTAGCAGTGCCTCTAATTAATTGCAGGTAGTCTACCACGATGAGCTTGACGCCATCGTCTCGTATAGCCTGCCTACTGCGAGTCATCATATCGGGAATACTTAGACTTGGTTTGTCCATGATGACCGCTTCAATCTTCATGGCTTCATCTAAGGCCCCCCGATATGTTTCCCATTCTTCTTCTTTCAACCTGCCCAAACGCATATTCAATAGATCCAAGTAGCCTATGATCGCTGTCCAACGGGCTAATAGATCCCGTCTAGTCATCTCCATGGAGAAGATCATGGACTTGGTTCGCATGGCGATACGCATAGCAAGTGCCGTCTTTCCCACGCTGGGCCGGGCTGCTGCCAATATCAATTGGCCAGGGGTGAATCCTCCCGTTAGCTGGTCAAGGTCCCTAAACCCCGTAGCAACACCGGCTATCCCCTTTTGTTCCTTGGCTAATTTGGACGCCTCAAACAAGCTAAGCCCCTCTTGCTCTATAGTAAGTTCCTCCTCTGTTTCTATTTTGGCAGACGCTAGAGCGTGTATAGCCTCGTTCTTTACCTCGCCTATGTCCGACCCCATGTCAGACGCCGATGTGCTTAAGGACTGTCCCAGGACCTTCAGGCGACGCCGGATGGCAAGCTCTTCTAAAGACCTTACAAGAGGACCAACGTGGTGGGCCATGGCTTGGACGCTAACGATCTCTGCAAGGCCTATCTTGCCTCCTGCCTTGGTTAGTTTTCTGTGTGAGGCTAAGTGGTTACCTAAGCTGATCTGATCTATGGGCTCACTCTTGTTCCTCATATCAACAACAGCCTCAAAGATTGTCCGAAAAGCCTCACGGTAGAACCACTCTGGGTTCATTGACAACACTACCCTATCCAGCCCCTTAACTGAATCGTTAATAGCTATGGATAGGAGCGATCTCTCTGCGTCAAAGTCATGTGGCGGGGTTTCGTTCATGATATCCCTGTTAGTTTCCCCCTGATTTTACAGTTGTTAAGCCAGTTGGAGTAGGTGTTTCTCAGGTGATACGTGAAGTGATACTCTCCTTGGTTCAACAGGTTCATCCAGCCAAGCTCTTCTTGTTCTATTTTTACCAGAGCCTCCACAATCTCCTCAGGGGTGAATGGTTTCTCTATCATGTCACTGGAGAATAATATCTTGACATTTCTCCGCCTCGCGATTACAGTGTGGTTAGATCATATGGGCAGGAACCCGATAGCGTATGGTCTTTTTATGCCAGTACTATGGGACTCTCCGAACTGGCAGGCGAGGAGTAGAGGGAGCGCTGGAGACGGGTCAGCATTGGCCTTGTGAATCTGCCCTCAACCCAAAGAGTAATGCTACTTCTTTGGGGCCTGCGATCATCCTTGGCTCCGCCAGTGATAGTGAGACAGGCAGACTCACCCGAATCTCGGGGACTAAACGGAGTCTGCCTGTTCCTAAGCCTATCACCCACAGTGAATTAACCTAACCAATACTTAGAACACTTAGTCTTTAAGTACT